CGGAACTGCATGCGCAGGAACTCGGCGTAGCTCGCGCCGACATCGGCGGGCTGGGAAAACTTCACATCCTCGCCGGGTTCCAGGATTTGCAATGTGCCCGGCTCCAGCCCGGCCAGCGCCACGCCGTTGGGATCGGCCGAGCCTTCGCCCATNNAGGTTGTCTTCGGGGGCGAGACGGGTGATGAAGCCGGCGAACATGGCGGCGGTTTTCTTGCGCACCAGTTCGGCGTCGTCGTACTGATCGAGTTCGTTCAATTTCACCAGAGCACGCGCCAGCCACGGCTCACCCCGGATCTGGCCCGGGCGTAGCGGCCGGAACAGATGCAGGATTTCGGCGGCATCGACGCGCACGGTCTCCATGCCGCCATTGCCCGACATCGGCGCCAATGCTCCGTCTTCCGGATGGGTGCGATACAGGTGGTAGGCCACGCGCCGACCGAGGCGGTCGAACTCGATGCCGGCGCGGATCACGTCGCCGTTCTCCGCCGTGGTGTTCAGGGTGACGGGCAGATGTTCGGGTTCGAGTACCTGCAGTTGCAGCGCCACCGCCAGACCATCCTCGGGTCGGCGGTATCGAATGCGGATCAAAGCCTCACCGCCTTCCAGCATGGCGCGGCAGGCGAGCGCCTGCAGCCCGTAGAAATCGGTCAGCCCGGCCGCATCGGCATCCAGCGTCCAGTCGCGCCACAACGCCTGGATCCGTTCGCGTAGCGCCGAATCGGTCACCAGCGACTGCGGCTTGATGCCGGTGCCGATGGCATTGGCGACATAGGATTCCAGGGCGGCATTGGCCCAGGCATTACGCCGCACCAGATCGCGGCTCTTGGTGCGCAGTTCCGTTTGCGTTGCCGTCAGTGCTGCGACGGCACCCGGGTTGTTCGGCAGCCAGGCAAACGACCTGCGACCGGCACCGGCGGCCTCGTGCAGCGGGTTGCCGCCGAACATCCGGCGCGAGACGCGCTTAAGCCAGCCCATATCAGAACCCCTTCGCCGTGGTGATGCGGATCTGTCGGGCGGCACGCGGAATCAGTCCAGTCGTCACGGCGTCCTTGTGCAGCGCGACTTCCACCTCGTGGATGGCGGCCTTGAGTTCGTCGACCGTGCGGTACTCGACGGTCTTGTCACCGAAGGTCACGCGCTTTTCGCCCTTGACCAGTGCATCGCGCAGGGCCTGCAACTGGGCTTCGGTGTAGGTCGGCGTGCTCATCGATAGACCACCAGGCTGATCTCGGGGGAGTCGGCCAGCGATCCCGACGAGGAGGTACAGACGATCTCCAACCCCACCTCGACCTTGTTGTCGGCCGTACCGCGTGCGGCGGCGAAGCGCACGGTGCCGCTGTTGGCGTTGCTGCGCCCGGTCGCCACCCAGCAGTACTTCGCATCGGGCATCGCGGTCTCGAATTGGATGCGGTACCGACCGGCCGCCAAACGGGTCACCGACGCCACGTTGTAGGCGGCACGCAGTTGCACCGATCCATTCACGTAGCCGAAATTGACCCAGGCGCGAGCCAGGCCGGGATGATCGGGACGAATCAGCCCCTTGATTTCGTTGCCGATGCGGGTGGCGAGCGCCGACAGTTGCGCGACGAGGCTCATGTCTTACACCAGGGCCGCGTTGAAGATCGCCACGAAGTCGGTATTGGTGTCGCCGATGTCGGCAGCGGCGACCGCGCCAATGTTGCTGCGCGCCTGCGTTTGCTCGGGGACAGTCAGCGTCTGCGCGGCATCGAAGCGCACCCGCTTGTCGATGGCAGCAGTCAGCGCGGCGATGCCGGTCTGGTCGTTCTGCAGCGCCTGCTGGAGTTCCAGCAGGGTGTCGTAGGCCGGGTCGGCGCCACCGAGGATATCGGCCTTGAGGGCATCGAGCACCGAGACAATCTTCGACGACGAGTAGGTGCTGGTCGTGGCAACCGTCAGGTCGTCGATGGCCACCGCCGTGAGGATGGCGGCCTTCAGTTCGTTGATCGCCGCGACCAGGCTCGACTTGTCGGTGGTGGTCAGCGCGGTAAGGGTGCCGGTGCGTCCCTTGACGGTGTTGAATTCCTCGGCAACGCGGAGGACGAAGCTGTTGAGTTGGGTTTGCAAGCTCATGGTTTAAGTCTCCATTCAGGTCAGCCAACGGCTGCGGATCAAACGACGCCCGGAAATACGGGTGCCAGAAACATCGAGGCCACCGCGTTGGGTGGCCTCAATGGGTTGCTCAATTTGCGAATCGGGGTCGCCGGGCGGCGAGAGTCCGATCTGTCGTTCCAGTTCGCGCCAGTGCCGATCCTCGAATCGATCAAGGCCGGAAGCAGCAGCCGCTGCCCGGGCATAGACGTAGCAGTCGAGCGCTTCATTGCGCTCTCGCATCTTCTGCCACTCGCGGATGGCGAAGCCGTTCCGGTCGCGTCGGCTCACCAGTTGCTCGGCGCACAGTTGCTGCAGGTACTCGGCATCCACCTTGGGCAGATGCACGTAGCCAGGTGGGTAGCTCATGATTTCGATTTCGGGGTCGTTTTCATCGACTTCGATTTCCACCTGCTTGCGCAAGTTGTTGTAGAGCTCCAGCTTGGCGATGCCGACCGCCACGCTGTAAACCTTGATGCCTCGGCGCAGTTTCTTGCCGCCCTGTGAGACATCGACGGCGGTGGGTGTGCCGATGAGGGCGGCCCCTCGCGCCACGCCCTTGACCGCCATCACGCGCGGATCGCGGCAGGCCCGCACGAAGGCATACGCTTCCTGCGTGGCGAAGCCGGTGTCGATGGCCAGCCGCGCAAGCGGCATTTGCACGGACTTCGAAAAACTGGAGCGCGTCCAGGTCTCATTCAGCACTCCTTCCAGCCGCCGCCACACGTCGTCACGCGCCGTGTCGCCCATCAGCACCCGGTGCTCTATCAACCAGGATGTCTTGCCACGCCCGAAGGCCCAGACGGACATCTCGATACGATCCTTCTGCACGTCGGCACCGCCGACCAACAACAGGCCACCGACAGGGATGTGGCCGATGGGATAGTCCTCTCTCCGTTCCAGCAGTCGCTGCCAGTCGGGCGCTTCACCTTCCTCAACCCAGGCCTCGCCCAGTTCGGAATTCTTGAACGCCTTGATGGTCGCCACCGAACGGCTCTCCGACATGGCGGCCTTCTCCCACGACGCCGCAATCTCGCGCCATTTTCTCCAGGGACTGTAGAGGCTGGAGAGGTGAAACCCGGCGCTCGTTCCTATTCCTTGCGCCACCCATTCGCCAAGTTCCAGCATCCGGGATTTGTGATGCTCGGCAATCGGTGCTTCACATTCTTCGCAAAGATACGCGGCGGTCTCAGGCTGCCCGCGCTCCCAGCGCAACCGTTCGAACCTCAACCACTGGCGATGACCGCAGTGTGGACATGGCACGAAGTACCGTCGCTGGTCAGACGCCTCGTATTCCCGCTCGATGATGCTCGCCCCCGCGATGGTCGGCGTGGACACCAACAGAATCTTGCGCCGCGCAAACGTTCGTGTGCGCGCTTCGGCCAGGTGAATCGCATCGCCCTCGCCATCGACGTCCAGCGGATAGGCATCCACCTCGTCGAGGAAGAGATAGCGCACCGGCATCGAGCGCAGACCTACTGCCGAGTTGGCCCCAGTCATCACCAGCACGCCGCCGCGAAACTCCTTCATCAGCACCGTGTTGCCGGAGTCTCGGCTCCTGGGCGGGGCGATGATGTCCTTCAGCACCGGCGACTCCTCGATGAGGGGATCGATGCGGTGCTTGGAGTTCCTCTGTGCCATCTCGGTTGTCGGCCACACGATCATCATCGGGCCGGGTGCGTGATGGATGGCGTAGCCCACCCAGTTGAGGCCCAGTTCCGTGCCGCCCACCTGCGCGCCTTTCATGAGCACTACCCGTTCCACAGGCGAGGCCGGAGACAGGCAGTCCATGATTTCGCGCAGGTAGGGCGTGCGCGCATTGCGCCAGCGACCGGGCTCGGCCGATTCCTTGGTCGAGAGCATCCGGTAACGCTCGGCCCATTCGGATACGGTCAGGCGAGGATCGGGCCGCAGCCCTTCGCGCCAAGCACGTTCGATCTCAAGCGCCCCTTCGTAGTCGTCCGCCGTCATCCGTCCACCTTCGGTACAAACTCACCCAGTTCCTCCAGATGCACGCGCACGGCGACATCGAGCGCCACGAACAGGGTGTGCTCTTCAATGCCCAGTTCCGCCGCGAGGATCGGTGTGATGCGATTCGGCCAGTTGATCCACGCCTCCCGTTCGGCCCGCGCCAGCTTGAATACGTGCGCGATAGCCTGGGCGCGATCGACCAGTTCCCCTTTGAGCTGCGCCAGGCGCACCTTGTTGGTCTGCGCCTTGACCACCTCGTTGACCGTGCGGGCTTGCAGTAGCGAAGCACCGCCTGTCGAAAGTGGCGGCGCTGCCGCCTCCGCCTCCTGAGACCGAGCGCGGGGCGATTCGACAGCTGCAGGCGCGGCCTTGACCGGGGCTGCCTTCCGGGCAGGCACGGTGTTCTGTGCCCACTCCAGATCAGCCCGGTTCGGTTCGATCGTGCCATCGGCCTCGGGCGTGATGCGCCCGCTATCGATCGCCTTCTTGACCGCCACGTGAGAGACGCCGC